ATGATACCCCACATGACCTATCCGCAGTACCGCACTGTCCAACGGCTGGTACATAGTTGCTGTAACTACGACCAGGGGAATTGTCTGCTGCTGGACGATGGGGAGGAATGTGTCTGTCCACAAAGCATTTCCTACTCACTGATCTGCCGCTGGTTCCGGGCCGCTGTGCTGCCGCTGGATGAAAGCCTGTGCGCCGCTCTGCTCTACCGGGAGGACATGAAGAAATGCGTCCTGTGCGGAGGCCGGTACATTCCCAAGTCGAACCGGGCCAAATACTGCCCTGATTGCGCCGAACAGGAGCGGCGGCGAAAGACCCGTGAACGGGTGCGCCGTCATAGGGCTGGTATGTAACGCTTTAGGCCCAAAACGGCCCTGATTTTTCAAGGCTTTCCGGGCGTGGTCGATAGGGGGGCTGTATGTTATCATTCCGAACCCCTAAAACGGCCCTCTAACGGTCCACAAATCGGGAGGTGAACACGATTGCTGACTACATGACCGCCGACACCAAAATGCCGCCCTATTTGCCATACCCCCGTTTTCTGATGGAGGCGGATTTGGCGCTGGCTACCAAGCTGGTCTATGCCGTTCTGCTGGACAGGGCGCAGCTCTCCCAGGCCAACGGCTGGGCCGATGATAACGGCCAGATTTACATCGTCTTTCCCATCGTTGAAATTGCCAACGCCATTGACCGCAGCCCCATGACTGTCAAGAACGCATTGAACGAACTGGAAACTGCTGGTCTGATTGAGCGCCAGCGGCGGGGTCAGTCCCAGCCAAACCGCATCTTTGTTAAGATACCTGATGGACAGGATATTGTCCGCTTGATGGACAAAAAATTATCCCTCAGACGGACAGAAAATTGTCCTCCTGATGGACAGAAAACTATCCCTTTGATGGACAGAAAATTGTCCACTAATAACCTTACGAGTAACCTGAGTGAATTACCTTACGGGAGAGAGGGCGCGTGCGCCCGCGCGCGAGGCCGCTATGAGAATGTCTTTCTGACGGAGGATGAGGTTGCCGAACTGCAAGCCGACTTCCCCACCGTCTGGCAGGAGTACATTGAGCGATTGTCTGAATACATGGCCTCCACCGGCAAGACCTACAAGAGCCACGCCGCCACCATTCGCCGCTGGGCCAAGGAGGACAGCCGAAAGGGCAAGGGCGTGTCGGACTATTCGTGCAAGGAGGGCGAGAGCCTATGAATGATTTTGACAGCATCATCAAGCGCATCACCGTGACCCGGCTGGAACCGGGGGACTACACCGGCGAGGATGGGCTTTTGTACTGCGGCAAGTGCCGCACCCCGAAACAATTCCGCATGGAGGCCCCGCCGTTGGAGGGCCGCTTGCTCCCCCACCCCTGCCGCTGTGAGCAGGAACGCCTTGACCGAGAGGCAGCGGAGCAGGAGGCCCGCCGTCACCGTCAGGCCGTGGCCGATTTGAAACGCCGGGGTTTTACTGACCCCGCCATGAAAGATTGGATATTTGCCAACGACAACGGGAAATGTCCGCAGATGAAACACGCCCGGTTCTATGTCGAGAATTGGTCGGCCATGCAGGAGGAAAACATCGGCTATCTGCTGTGGGGCGGCGTGGGGACTGGCAAAAGCTATTTTGCGGGCTGTATCGCCAATGCCCTGATGGAACAGGAAGTGGCCGTCCGCATGACAAATTTTGCACTGATACTGAACGACCTGACCGCCAATTTTGGGGGCCGCAACGAGTACATAGCCCACCTCTGCCGCGCCCCGCTGCTGATACTGGACGATTTCGGCATGGAGCGCGGGACGGAGTACGGATTGGAGCAGGTCTACAACGTGATTGACAGCCGCTACCGCAGCCGCAGGCCGCTGATCGTCACCACGAACCTCCCCCTTCAAGACTTACAACACCCCCAGGACACCGCTCACGCCCGTATCTATGACCGGCTGTTGGAGATGTGCGCCCCCATTCGCTTTTCGGGAGAGAATTTTCGTAAAGCCACAGCGCAGGACAAGCTGGCACGTCTGAAAAATCTAATGGACTGAAAGGAGCCGCCTATGGCAAATAAACTTCCCAACGCTACCGCAGGCATGACCTTCCCCCGGCCCAAGCCGGACACCCCGCCCTCGATGGTAAAGAAAATCGGCAAGACCACTTATCTTGTGTGGGCGCATTTCAGTGAAACCAGCACCGAGACAATGGAGGACAAAATCAAGCGGATGCTCCGCGAGGAAGTCCGCCAGATGATGGCACAGGAGTAAGCGCCGCACGAGCAGGCCGGGAGCCATAAGGCCCCCGGCTTTTGCTGTGTCGATTTTTTGAATATTTTGTGAACAGTATTAAAAAGTCCTTGACAACTCGTTACAGGAGGTGAAACCCATAGACTTCTACAATAAGCCGCCGCCTCAGACGATATTATATCTAGCTCACCACGGCATTCTCGGTATGAAATGGGGTGTGCGCCGGTTTCAGGAGAAGAATGGCCGCTTGACACAGGCGGGAAAAGAACGGTATAATTCTGGTGAAAAGGGAAAACCTGAAAAGAAGGGCTTGACCTCCAAACAGAAGAAAGCTATCGCCATCGGCACCACCGCAGCCGCTGCGGCCCTGGCAACCTACGGAGTCTATAAGCTGGGCACTTTTGACAAATTCAAAAGTAATGGACAAAGTCTGGCCGGAGATATTCTAAAGGATATCGGCAGCAAACCCGTCAGCAGCCTTGGCCCCACCCCGGTGCAGAAAGCCGTTGAGACGGTCAAGGGGTTCAAGAAGCTCGCCCAGCCAGAATCCTTTGAGGATACGTTGAGGAAGACGAATCCGCTGAGAGGAAGCCGTGATGGCGATAATAATTGCGTCCTATCCGCTATTGCGGGATTTATGCGACAGGCGGGTTACGATGTTACTGCTGGAAGCACACCAGGACAGAAGCCTCTAAATCCCGCAGGTGTTGTGGAAGAATGTTTTAAGGGGGCGAAAATTGTTGAGGGATCGGCGGCTAAGTTTGGTCGCTCCCAAAAGGATGCAGCAGAAATGCTCGTCAAACGATTTGGGCAAAATGCGTCAGGGCTTTGTGGCGTCCAGTGGAAAGGCGGTGGCGGAGGCCATACCTTTAGCTGGAAAATCGTTGACGGTGTGGTGTCGTTCTTTGATGTTCAAGCGGGAAGTAGCAATGTATCAAGTTACTGGACTGGAATTGACCTTTCCAGGAATTTAACTCTTGCTCGTTTGGATGGCTTAGAAATCAATCTTGATACAATCTCCAAATACGTACGCAAAGGTTGACGCAAATTATTCCAAGGCTTTTATGAAAGGAGGATTTGTATGCATAAATGTAAGGCAAATGGTTTAACAATATATGAAAACCTGACCGAGATGCTTAATGGCCCCATTCTGTTTATTAGTGAATATGATGGGTTTTACTACGTTCGTATGAAACCCGAGGAGTTCTACGATAATGGAATGTATAAAGTGAATAAGCAAACAGGTGAGGTTTCGCTCATGTATTTCACAGAGTACCTTATTGAAGGCCTTATGGACAAAGCAAAAGAAATCGACCCTGCAACATTGAGAAGAGGAGCTTGACGGCTCCTCTTGCTTTTTATTCCGCAGTTTTGGCATGTTCTTTTATGGAGGTGATTTCTATGAAGAAAATTATCACGGATGAGCAGAAAAAAGAGATTGGGAAGCTGATGCTGTCGGATCACGCCGACGCCATATGTGCCTATGCTACTGAACGATTCAGTAAGGGGGTTACTAAAGGTATATTGGTGGCAGGTTTGAGTTTGCTTGTCTCTTATGGAATCAACGCCGTGTTGGATTATCTTCAGACAAAATACTAAGCAAGTTCCAAGGGCCCTATAACAGGGCTCTTGGTCTTTGTAAAACGAAACCGATAGCACACGATGACTGGCTGCGAGTAGCAAGGTGTTCACGCAGTAGGTGCAACTGCTTGTGAAATGGACATTGTAAATTTGAGGGGGTTCAGTGATCCGCTCAACTTCAGATTTCGCCCTCTTGTTCCGAACACGATGAAACCAGCCACGACACAAACTCCAACAGTGTGTATGGCGTGTCTGATTGTCATCCATTTCCCATCCGGCGGTGTTTGCGGCACTGCCGGATCGGAACGTTCTTGTGGTAGAACCTCTATGGTCTGATTCGGGACATTGTTATCTTTTGTCAAGATGGTGGATTTGCGTTCCGCCAATTGGATTTCGTTCATACAAAGCCTCTCCTTTCCAAGATTCGCAGCCAGTCATCGTGTGCTATCAGTATTGGAACACAGCCTCCTTATATTAGCACTCTACACAATTGAGTGCTAATTGTCAAGAGGTTTCTACAAAAAAGAAATCGACCCCGCAACAGAAAACACCCGGCGGCGTTGCCAGAGCTTCTGATCCGCACATTTCACAGCTCCTTTTATGGAAAGGAGTGTGTAATTATGACACGCAAACAATTAGATACTATGAGAGAGGTACGTTTATGGATTGGCCAAATGGTGGTTCCCGGAGTGACACTGGGAGCAAGCCTGATGGCGATTCCTGAGGTACGCAACGCAGTGTATTGGAAAGCGCAGCAGATGAAATATTCCATCCGAGACAAGAAGAACAAAATCAAAGAGAAAATTGAGAAAAGGGTCTGAACTGACCCTTTTTTCTTTTTTGCGCAGGCTGGACCGAATTCTTCTCTTTTTGTCCCGGAAGTCGTTGAAAAGAGGTGACAATTCAAAATGGATGAACTTGAACTCCGTCACTACGGTATCAAAGGGCAGAAATGGGGGGTTCGGCGTTTTCAGAACGCAGATGGCAGTCTGACCGCGGCTGGAAAACAGCGTGTGTCTGAAGCGAAGAAACGAACCGATGCCAAAAACCGTGGAACCCTGACCAATGCCCAGCTGAAGAAAAAGATCGAACGACTTCAGTTGGAGAAGCAGCTTCGAGAATTGACCAACCAAGAGGTAAACTCAGGGCGTGTCTATGCCCAGAAAATTCTTAAGGATGTTGGCAGCAGAGTTCTGACAACCGCCGCTACCGGAGCTCTGTTGTACGCTGGAAAAGCCGCAGCCACCAAATCATTCAGTCCACAGGAATTCGCAAACGCCATTTTTAATGGCGGGCCCAAAAAGAAGTAGGTGATCCGATGGCCTTATCAAACACTGCGGTCCCCAAATACTACGGCCAATTCCGAGAAAAGGTGATTCGAGGCGAAATCCCGGTATGCAAAGAAGTCTCAATGGAGATGAACCGAATTGATGATCTCATTGCAAACCCCGGAATTTACTACGATGATAAGGCGGTTGAGGGGTGGATCAAATACTGTGAGTCTGAAATGACTTTGACTGACGGTTCCGATCTTCATCTCCTTGACACCTTTAAGCTGTGGGGAGAGCAGGTGTTTGGCTGGTATTACTTCGTAGAGCGGACGGTTTACGAGCCTAATTCCGATGGCCACGGCGGCCACTATGTCAAGAAGATGATTAAGAAGCGGCTTATCAATAAGCAGTATCTGATTGTCGGACGGGGGGCCGCTAAATCGGTCTACGACTCGTGTATTCAATCGTTCTTTGAAAATGTCGATACCTCGACCACCCATCAAATTACAACGGCTCCAACAATGAAGCTGGCCGAAGAGGTCATGTCTCCTATTCGCACCGCCATTACAAGAGCCCGCGGCCCGTTGTTCCAGTTCTTGACCGAAGGGTCTCTCCAGAATACCACTGGATCCAAGGCCAATCGCGTAAAACTGGCCTCGACCAAAAAGGGGATTGAGAATTTCCTGACGGGTTCGCTGATTGAGATTCGACCCATGTCCATCAATAAGCTCCAGGGGCTTCGATGCAAGATTGCCACCGTTGACGAATGGCTCTCCGGCGACATCAGGGAAGATGTAATAGGCGCAATCGAGCAGGGCGCCTCAAAGGTAGACGACTATCTTATTGTCGCTACCAGTTCCGAGGGTACTGTACGAAATGGAGCGGGCGATACCATCAAAATGGAGCTGATGAGTATTCTCAAAGGGGATTACTTTAATCCCCATGTTTCCATTTGGTGGTACAAGCTGGACTCTGTTGACGAGGTGGCCTATCCCGAGATGTGGATGAAAGCCAATCCCAATATTGGGAAAACAGTCACCTATGAAACCTATCAGTTGGATGTGGAGAGAGCCGAGAAAGCTCCTGCGGCCAGGAATGATATTTTGGCAAAGCGTTTTGGGCTGCCCATGGAGGGCTATACCTACTACTTCACGTATGAAGAAACACTCTGTCATCCTCATCGGAGCTTTTGGCAACTGCCATGTGCTCTTGGGGGAGACCTTTCTCAAGGCGATGACTTTTGTTCCTTTGCATTTCTCTTTCCGTTGCGAAATGGACGTTTTGGGGTAAAGACTCGGAACTACATTTCTTCCCGCACACTGAATAAACTCCCGGTGGCCATGCGAATTAAGTATGAGCAGTTCATGAACGAAGGCAGTCTTATTGTTCTTGAGGGAACAGTTCTTGACATGATGCAGGTCTACGAGGACCTGGATAATCACATCGTTCAATGCGGTTATGACGTTCGGTGTTTTGGGTATGACCCATACAACGCCAAGGAGTTCGTGGAACGCTGGGCCGCTGAGAATGGGCCTTTTGGCATCGAAAAGGTCATTCAGGGCGCAAAGACAGAGTCTGTGCCTCTTGGCGAACTGAAGAAGCTCGCCGAAGACAGATTGCTCATTTTTGACGAGGAGCTTATGACCTATGCCATGGGAAACTGCATCGCCATGGAAGACACCAATGGAAACCGAAAGCTGCTGAAAAAGCGGTATGAGCAGAAAATCGATGCCGTTGCGGCTGTGATGGATGCCTATATCGCCTATAAGCATAATCCGGAAGCATTTGAGTAGGAGGTGAAACTTTGGATTTCTACAACAAACCTCCTCTGAGTAAGTTTCTGATGCACTACGGCGTCAAAGGAATGAAATGGGGTGTTCGCCGCACGCCTGAGCAGTTGGGCCATAAGAAAGCTGTTGCAAAACGGAGCGGAAGTGATACAATCGTAGCAGATGCAATCGCTTCTGGTTTGGTATCCAAAACAGTCAATCGTGAAAAACAAATGCGGCACACCCGAGAAGGTCACGCTCCAGGCAGAAGCTACATAGACGGCGGCCTTGACTTTGCTCAGACTCTCGTAGACCGGCTGAGCGGAACTGGCGATGCTGTTACAACCAAGGCAGGGGAATGGCTTAGAAAAGAAAAAGTTGAAAACCCATATATTATTGGTACGCATGTTGGCCGCGATGGGATGGAAACCAAAACCAACAAAGCTATGATCGTCTATTCCAAAACCGGAACGCATATTTATCCGCGAAAGGAGGAAGATTGAATGGAACTCAGCGAGGAACTTGAGGGTAAATTAGTTCGCTTGATTGATATGGATGGCGATATTTTTGAGGGCATTGTCGGCGACTATGTCGATCCGTATTACAATGAGCCGGAGGGTATTGCGGCGGTCATCCTCGACTATCCCGTGAGGGGCGACGGCTACCAATACGCCAACCCGGTTCAGCTCAACGCCCCTGAAATCAAATCCATCGAGATCATTGGCGAGAGCTGACAATCTTCAAAATGGAGAATGCCTCATAACCCGTAGACCTTAACTGGTCTGCGGGATTTTTTATGTCATGAAGGAGGTGATGAATTCCGAATGGAACTGGCACTTGGCTCCAGACTGCGGCACGCATGGAATACGTTTCTCAACCGCGACCCGCTCAATTACCGCCATTCCTTTGGACCCAGCTATTCCTACCGTCCGGACCGGCCTGTTTTCAGCCGGGGAAACGAGCGCTCCATTGTGACCTCGGTTTACAACCGCATTGCTTTAGATGTTTCTTCCATGACAATTCAGCACGTCCGCTTGGACGAGAATGACCGGTTCAAAGAAGTCATCGACAGCGGTCTGAATAACTGCCTGACCGTTGAGGCGAATCTTGACCAAGCAGGCCGGGCTTTTGCCCAGGATATCGCCATGTCCATACTGGATGAGGGCTGTGTCGCGATTGTGCCGGTGGATACAACATTCAATCCCAAAGAGACCGGCGCCTTTGACATTGTGACAATGCGGACGGGGAAGATCCTGGAGTGGTATCCGCAGCATGTAAAAATCCGCGTTTATAATGACCGTAAAGGGGAGAAAGAGGATATTCTCGTATTGAAAAGTACGGTAGGCATTGTAGAAAATCCTTTCTACGCGGTTATGAATGAGCCAAACTCTACTATGCAGCGATTGATTCGGAAGCTTAACCTGCTGGACGCAATTGACGAACAAAGCGGTTCCGGAAAGCTCAATCTTATCATCCAGCTCCCTTACGTCATTAAGACGGCGGCGAGGCGTCAACAGGCGGAAGAACGCCGTAAAGATATCGAGGACCAGTTATCCGGCTCCAAATACGGCGTCGCGTACACCGACGGGACGGAGCGTGTGGTTCAGCTGAATCGACCCGTTGACAACAATCTTATGGGCCAGATCGAATACCTGACGAGTATGCTTTACAGCCAGTTAGGGTTGACCCAGGGCATCATGGATGGTTCCGCCGACGACAAGACGATGCAGAACTATTACACCAGAACGATTGAACCCATCCTTTCCGCCATTGTTGACGAGATGAAGCGGAAATTCCTCACTAAAACCGCTCGGTCACAGAAGCAGTCCATCTTGTTCTTCAGAGATCCGTTCAAGCTGGTGCCGGTGGACAAAATTGCCGAGATGACAGACAAGTTCACCCGTAACGAGGTTATGACATCGAACGAAATCAGACAGAAGATCGGCATGAAGCCCTCGACTGACCCGAAAGCGGACGAACTCCGGAACAGTAATCTGAGCGCGCCGGCGGAGAACACACCGCAATCGCAGCCTACCACAACATCAAAGGAGGACAACGTTCAAAATGGAACTGAAGTATGACTTTAGTGGCTGGGCAACCCGAAACGACCTTGTCTGCGCCGACGGACGTACGATTCGCCGCGACGCTTTCAAGCACTGCGACGGGATGTCGGTTCCCATCGTGTGGAACCACCAGCACAATGACCCCGCTAACATCCTGGGACACGCTATCCTGGAGAATCGTCAGGACGGTGTGTACACCTATGGCTTCTTCAACGACACCGACAGCGGCAAGGCGGCCAAGCAGTTGGTGCAGCATGGCGACGTACAGGCGCTGTCCATCTATGCCAACGGCCTGAAGCAGCAGCCCAACGGCCACGGCAGGGATGTTATTCACGGCGATATCCGGGAAGTCAGCCTGGTCGTTGCAGGGGCAAACCCCGGGGCCTTCATTGACTTCGTAGACTTGGCCCATGGCGACGGCGCGGAGCAGGAGGTCGTTATTGGAACCGGCGAGCCTATTGCGCTTTGCCATTCCGGCGAAGATGACGGCGGCTCTGGTTCCACTCCGCCCAAGAGCGCTCCGAAACAGGAGCCCAAGTCTGCTGATAAGGGCGAAGACAGGGAGACAGTTGAAGAGGTATTCGACACCCTTACCGATAAGCAAAAGACCGTGGTATATGCCATGATTGGCCAGGCTCTTGAGGAAGGCGGAAAACCTGACGCCAAGCCTGACGGACCTGACGGCACCGTCCAACATTCTGACAATCCTGAAGGAGGAGACAACATCATGAAGCACAACGTTTTCGACAAGCCTGACGAGGCCCAGGACTTTACCCTGAGCCACTCCGCCCAGATGGAGATTATCGCCAGCGCTAAGACGAAGAGCGTCGGTACCTTCCAGGGCGCCTTGAAGCTTTATGCCGAGCAGAACAGCGATACCCTCAAGCACGGCTTTGAAGACATTGAGGCCCTGTTCCCTGAGTATAAGGATCTGAAGACCGGCGCGCCCGAACTCATCACCCGGGACCAGGGCTGGGTCGGGGTGGTTATGAGCAAAGTTCATAAGAGCCCTATCAGCCGCATCCGCACTAAGAACATGGACGCCCGGGGCGACGACATCCGGGCCCATGGTTATCAGAAGGGAAAGCGCAAGACGCCCTCCGGCAACATGAAGCTTATGAAGCGCACCACTGATCCGCAGACCATCTACATCCGCGACTCTATGCACCGGGACGATATCATCGACATCACCGATTTCGATGTGGTTGAGTATCAGTACGGGGTTATGCGTATGGCCCTCAATGAGGAAATCGCCATCGCCATCCTGATCGGCGACGGCCGGGATGAGGCGGACGAGCAGAAGATCTCCGAGGAGCATATCCGCTCTGTCTGGAACGATGATGATCTCTACACCATCCACTACGATGTGGACATTGAGGCCGCTCGGAAGGAGATCCAAGGGTCTGGCACCGAGGCGAATTTCGGCGAGAACTACATCTACGCTGAGGCCCTCATCACCGCCGCCCTGTATTCCCGGGAGAAGTACAAGGGCACCGGCACCCCCGATCTCTTCTGCACGCCCCATCTGGTTAACGTGATGCTGCTGGCCCGGGACATGAACGGCCGGCGCATCTATAACTCCAAGGCGGATCTGGCCGCGGCTTTGAATGTCAGCAACATCTACACCGCTGAGCAGTTTGAGGGGCTGGCCCGTACAGATAAGGAGAACATCCAGCATAAGCTTCTGGGCCTCTTTGTCAACCTGGCCGACTACACCGTCGGCTCCACCAAGGGCGGCGAGATCACCCGCTTCAATCAATTCGACATCGACTTCAACCAGGAGAAATACCTGATTGAGACCCGCCTGTCGGGCGCCTTGACCCGCCTGTGGTCGGCTATCGCTTTGGAGGAGCCTGTAAAGCCCGTTGCCAACGGTTAAGGAGAACATCCAAAATGGCAAAATTTTATGGACCGGTGGGCTATGCTGATACGGTTGAAACGCAGCCCGGAGTTTACGAAGAGCAGATCACCGAACGGATGTATTACGGTGAACTGATTCGGAACACCAGACGTCTTCAATCTGCCGAAACGCTCAATGACAACGTCAATGTCGCAAATGAGATCAGCATAGTCGCCGATCCATTTGCCTGTCTGAATTTCTACCGAATGCGCTATGTCGGGTTTGCGGGCGCTAAATGGAAAGTCACCAATGTGGAAGTCCAGTATCCCAGGCTGATTCTGACGATTGGGGGTGTTTACAATGGGGCGGAGAACGGCGCTTCAGACGATCTTGGAACAGCTTCTCGGCTCTCGGAATGTCTACTTTCAACCCCCGACCGGCTTTAAGATGCAGTACGACTGCATTGTTTATGAACGAAAGCTCATAAAGCCGGTATTTGCCAATAATCGGCCGTATTTACTGGACAACGGCTATCAAGTGACTGCTATTTATAAAAAACCCGACAGCGACCTGCCAAAAAAGATTGCGCTGCTGCCCATGTGCGCCCACGAGCGGCATTTTACAGCGGACAATCTGAACCACGATATATTTACCCTATATTTTTAAAGGAGGCAATTGATAATGAGCAGAATGAAATGGGACCAGATCGGCGAGCGTCTATTTGAGACTGGCCTGGATCATGGCGTCCTGTTCCCCATGGGCAGCGATGGCCAGTACACGAAGGGCGTGCCCTGGAATGGCCTGTCCGCAGTCAACGAAAGCCCCTCCGGCGGCGAGCCCAATGCGGTTTGGGCCGATAATATCAAGTACCTCAACCTGATGTCCGCTGAGGATTTCGGCGCCACTGTGGAGGCCTATACCTATCCCCCTGAGTTTGAGGAGTGCGACGGCTCCGCTGAGGTGGCCCCTGGCGTAACCATCGGCCAGCAGACCCGCAAGATGTTTGGTATGGCTTACCGTACCTTAATCGGCAACGACGTGGTTGGGCAGAACTACGGCTACAAGCTCCATCTGATCTACGGGGCGCAGGCCTCTCCATCTGAGAAGAATCGCCAGACAGTCAATGACAGCCCAGAAGCCACTTCCATGAGCTGGGAGCTGACCACGACCCCTGTGGATGTCCCTGGCTTCAAGGCCACCGCCCATATGACCATCGACTCCACCAAGACGGACAAGGCTAAACTGGCCGCTTTTGAGGACATTATCTACGGCAAGGACGCCGTTGGTGATGTCAAGGCCGCCGAGTCCCGGCTGCCCCTGCCGGCCGAGGTAATCGAGTTCTTCAAAGAAGTCCAGACCGCCGGCTGATTTTCTGTGTGGCGCCTGTAATCCTGCGAAGCGGAGCTCTCTTCACCGAGGGCTCCGTTTTCTTTAATTTTTGAAAGGAGAATCTTCCATGCTGAAAAAGACGTTTGATTACATTGATTACAATGGCAATCCTCGCAAGGAGGAGCACTATTTCCACCTGACTCAGGCGGAGGTCACCGAACTGGAGCTTTCTGTCGACGGCGGTCTTACAGAGATGATCAGGCGCGTCGTCGCGGCCCAGAATGGCAGGCAGATCGTCGACACGATGAAGGATATCATCATCAAGTCCTACGGTGTGAAGTCTCCCGACGGCCGCCGGTTTATCAAGAACCAGGAGGTTCGCGACGCCTTTGTCCAGACGGAGGCCTACAGCCAGTTGTTCATGGAGCTGGCCACCAACGCCAAGGCCGCCAGTGACTTTGTCGCCGGAATCATCCCGGCCAAGGCCGATGAGGCTTCTGCTGATAAAGGCGCAGATCTTCCCGCTGGGACCTCCGAGCTGACCCTGGTCTGATGCCATAAGGAGACCGGAGATGCTGGAAATTACGATTCCTGAAACTGAGCTGTTTGACGGCGTCGAAAATTTCATCTATGCAAAAGGGCAGACGCTTCGACTGGAGCATTCACTGGTCTCACTTTCAAAATGGGAGTCGAAATGGCATAAGCCGTTCCTGTCAAAAAAGAAGACAAGGGAGGAGTCCATTGACTACGTTCGCTGCATGACGTTGACGCAGAATGTGGACCCATCTGTTTATAAAGCGATTACGCCGGCAATTCTGCGAGAGGTGAACGCTTATATCGACGCCCCAATGACGGCAACAACGGTTCGCAATACCAAGAAAGGCGGCGCGAACCGCGAAGTTGTTACAGCTGAAATTATTTACTACTGGATGATCTTCCATAATATCCCGTTTGAGTGCCAGAAATGGCATTTGAACCGGCTGCTCACGCTCATCAATGTCTGTAACGCCAAAGGACAGAAACCGCAAAAGATCCCCCGGTCCGAGCAGTTTGCCCAGAACCGGATACTTAACGCCGCCAACAAAAAGAAATGGAATACAAGAGGATGACGCAGTATGCGCAGAAAGGAAGTGGAAATTATATGGAATTCTCGAACAGCCCTCTGGCAACGGTGAGAATGATTTCTCCAAACCGGACGGCAAACCGAAACCACGCCATTGATACCATCACCATTCACTGTTTTGTCGGTCAGGTGACCGCCAAGCAGGGGTGCGAGGTGTTCCAGTCCCGCTCCATGCAGGCGTCCTGCAACTATGTCGTTGGCTGCGACGGCTCAATTGGCCTATGTGTTGAGGAGAAAGACCGCTCCTGGTGTACCGGCGGGAAGGACAAGAAGGGCAACCCTATCCGTGTGAACGGCATTTCCGGCGCGTCCAATGACTACCAGGCTGTTACCATTGAGGTGGCCTGTGACGGTACGCATCCCTACGCCATTACTGAGAAGGCGATGGCCAGCTTAATTGAACTGTGCGCAGACATCTGCCGGCGCAACGGCATTAAGAAGCTGCTGTGGTCTGGAGACAAGAAGCTGGTAGGCAACCCCGGCAAGCAGAATCTCACGGTCCACCGCTGGTTCGCCAACAAGGCGTGCCCAGGCGATTACATCTATCAGCGGATCGGAAGCATCGCAGCAAAGGTAAACGCCAAGCTTGGTGCTGACGTGACGGGACAGCATCCAGGCATCTCTGTGAGCAAGGTGCCGTATCAAGTACGCATCACCGCCGCGGATCTGCGTGTGCGCAGAGGCCCTGGAACCGATACCGCCATCGTCCAGAACGGGATCAAGCCTGGCGTCTATACCATTGTCAGCGAGGCGGCAGGGAAGGGCGCCTCTATGTGGGGCAAGTTAAAGTCTGGAGCGGGCTGGGTCTCTCTGGATTACTGCACTAGGGTGTGACGGGAGAAAGAAATGGTTACGTTCAGGCAAAAGGGCGACTTCTCTAAGCTGACCCGATTCTTAGAAAAAGCGAAAGAGGTTGTTCATCTGGGCGATCTCGATAAGTACGGCCGGGCTGGAGTGGCCGCCCTTGCGTCTGCAACGCCGGTTGACTCTGGAGAAACTGCCGGTTCATGGTACTACAAGATCACCAATAAAAGCGATTCGGCTGTTATCTCCTTTCGCAACTCCAATATTCAAAATGGAGTCCCAATCGCCATTATCCTGCAATACGGACATGGTACGGGGACCGGGGGCTGGGTACAGGGAAGAGATTACATCAACCCTGCTATCCAGCCTATTTTTGACCAGATTGCAAATAACGCATGGAGGGAGGTTACGAAGCTATGAGTACGACAATCGACGAGAGAGTCGTAGAGATGCGGTTTGACAACAAGCAGTTTGAGGAAAATGTTCAGACCAGCTTGACCACGCTGGGCAAGCTCAAACAGGGGCTGGATCTGAACGGCGCCGCGAAGGGGCTGGAAGGTCTTGGCGACGCCGCCAAGAAGTGCAGCTTATCTACCCTCAGCAGCTCTGTCGAGGGGGTAAAAGCGAAGTTCTCAGCACTTGAGGTCATGGCGATAACCGCTCTTTCCAATATTACCAATTCTGCGGTGAACGCTGGAAAGAGGATGATTGCTTCCTTTACGGTTGAACCCGTCTCCTCCGGCTTTGATGAGTATGAGTTGAAAATGGGCTCTATCCAGACCATTATGGCCAGCACCGGCGAGAGCTTGGATAAGGTAAACCAGAAGCTGGACGAGCTGAATACATATTCCGACAGGACGATTTACTCATTCGCGGATATGACCTCCAACATCGGCAAGTTTACCAACGCCGGGGTAAAGCTGGATGACGCTGTGGCCGCCATCCAGGGCGTCAGCAATGTGGCCGCGGTTTCCGGAGCCAATGCCAACGAGGCCTCCCGGGCCATGTATAATTTCGCCCAGGCCCTCTCCGCTGGTTATGTAAAGCTGATCGACTGGAAGTCTATTGAGAACGCCAATATGGCTACAGTGGAATTCAAAACGCAGCTCTTGGAGGCGGCGGTAGCGGCAGGCACATTGACTAAAACCGCCGACGGTATGTATCAGGTGCTCACCAAGAACGGCCAAGGCGCGTTGATGAAAGAGACAATCGACGCTACGCATATGTTCAACGACAGTCTGGCCTATCAATGGATGACCACCGAGGTACTCACCGAGACGCTGAAGGACTACGCCGATGAGACGACGGAGATTGGCAAGAAGGCATTTGCCGCCGCGCAGGACGTCAAGACCTTTTCTCAGCTGTTGGATACCCTAAAGGAGAGCGCACAATCCGGCTGGGCGGAAACCTGGCAGCTGATCGTGGGCGATTATGAGGAAGCAAAGGTTACGCTGCGGGAGTTCTCTGAATTCTTCAGCAGTATCATCGATGGCTCTTCCGAGGCCCGAAATTCGCTCCTCGGCGGCGCGTTGATGTCCAGCTGGGGGCAGCTCAAGAACAAGGTGGGGGAAGCCGGCTTTTCTGTAGACGCGTTTCGCGACACGCTTCGGGAGACGGCTTCCGAGTCTGTCGAAGGCCTTGACAAGATGATTGAGGAGGCCGGTTCCTTTGACGCAACGCTGTCACAGGGGTGGCTGACCACTGATATTTTAGCCGAGACATTGGACAGACTGGCGAATGAGGCGACCGGAACAACCGGCGGCATTTCTGCCCTGAGCGATGAGCAGCTAAAGAATATTGGATATACCGAGGCGCAAATCGAGGCGCTTCGTTCTCTCAGCAGTCAGGCGAATTCCTCTACAGGAGAGCTGGCCGACCTTGTGCAAAATATGACCCGCAAAAGCGGCAGAGAGCTTCTTTTTGACTCAATCCTGAACAGCGCCAAGGCAATCCAAAAGGTGTTCGGTACGCTGAAGGGGGCATGGGACGAGGTTTTTCCGCCTGTCACTTCGGAACGGCTCTATGGGCTGCTGGAGGGACTGAACAAGTTCACTCAGGGACTGATTCTCTCGGATGAGACGGCGGATAAAATTGGCCGGACATTCAAGGGACTGTTTGCCGTCCTTGACCTTATCCGTCAGGGGTTTTCCGCGGCATTCAAGATGCTGAGCCCTCTTCTTGGGGGGATTGGGACCTTGAGCGGCGGCATTCTCGATGCGACAGCCTCGCTGGGCGATTGGCTGGTCGGGATCGATGAGGCGGCCAAGAAAGGCGATATCTTCAACAAGGCGTGCCAAAGCATCTCGGAGTTCATCAGAACCGCCGGGCTGAGGGTAAAGGAATTCATTCAGGCGGTCAAAGAAGATTTCAAGCTGCCTGGGTTTGAGATGTTCCAAAGCTTCCTTGGCCGTGCGCAGGCCCGGATAGGACAGCTGATCGACGCCATAGGCGGGATGGGGTCCGAGGTCACCGCAGCGGTTGGGTCCATGAGCGCCGCGTTCGCGGATACAAAGTTCTTCCAGGCGCTTCAGAAGCTGTATAACGGAGCCAAGACCATCGGAAGCGCGATTGTCAGAGTAATTGGCGGGCTTGCGGCCAGTATCACAGAAAAACTGGGGAACGCGGATTTCAACGGCGCCATTGACCTGTTAAACGGAATTTCCTTTGGCGCGATTGCGGCTGGGCTTATAAAGTTTCTGGGAACGATAAAAGAGTCTTTCGATGACCTCGGCGGGTTCCTCGATAACGTGAAGGGGATCTTAGACGGGGTGAGAGGGTGTCTTGAGGCCTATCAGACCCAGCTGAAGGCGGGCGCCCTGCTGAAGATTGCCGGCGCTATCGCCATTCTCGCCGCTGCTATCGTAGTTATTTCTCTCATTGACAGTGATAAACTGGCGGCGTCACTTGCCTCTGTAACCGTATTATTTGCCGACTTGATGGGTTCTATGGCGATTTTTGGGAAAGTTGGCGGTGAGATAAAAGGGGTAATAAAGGCCTGCGCGGCGATGCTGGCGATTTCCACCTCTGTCCTAATCCTGGCGTCAGCGCTGAAAAAGATTGCCAGCCTTGATGCGGGACAGCTTGCGGTTGGCCTGACCGGCATTGGCGGACTGATGGCGGAGCTGGTGGCGTCGGTCAAGGTAATGGGCAGCGGCTCCGGTTCCGTCGTCAAAGGCGCGGCGCAGATGGTGATATTTGCGGGGGCGATTAAAGTTCTCGCCTCAGTTTGTGCTGATTTGGCCGAGCTGGAGTGGGAGCCGCTGGCGAGAGGGCTTACCGGTGTGGGTGTTCTGCTGGCAGAGGTTTCCCTGTTTCTGAACACCGCGAAATTCAACGGCAAGTCCGTCGCCACCGCCGCAGGGATTGTTATTCTGGCTGGGGCGATGAAGATCCTGGCGTCCGCCTGTAAGGATTTCAGGCAAATGAATTGGGACGAGCTGGCCAAAGGCCTTGCCTCTATTGGGGCCCTTCTCTTGGAAGTCGCCGCCTTCACAAAGCTGACCGGAAACGCCAAGCATGTTGTTGCGACCGGCTTTGCGCTTATCGAAATTGCCGCCGCCATGAAGCTCTTCGCTGCGGTAATGGCCAGCTTTGGCGGCATGAGCTGGGATCAGATCGCAAAGGGACTTACCGCCATGGGAATCGCGCTGGCGGATATCGCCGTCGCCGCAAATCTCATGCCCAAGAACATGGCAGGTGTTGGCGCTGGTATGATTGCCGTTGGCGCCGCCCTGGAAATCATGGCGCACTCCCTCAAAAAGATGGGGGGTATGAGTTGGGATGAAATCGCAAAGGGACTTGTCGCTATGGGGCTCGCCCTTGCGGAGCTCGCGGTCGGTTTGAACCTAATGAACGGCACGCTTGCCGGCTCCGCCGCTTTGCTGATTGCGGCTGGCGCGTTGGCGCTGCTCACTCCGACGCTTGTCGTTCTTGGCGCCATGAGCTGGGACGCCATCGCGAAAGGGCTGCTCACCCTTGCCGGGGCGTTTTCCATCATTGGTGCCGCCGGAGCATTGCTCGCCCCGCTCATCCCCTCTATTCTCGGATTTGCGGGGTCCGTTGCGCTGATTGGCGCTGGAATTCTTGGCATTGGAGCAGGACTGCTGGCCATTGGGGCAGGTCTGTCGGCCACCGCAATCGGCATTACTGCGCTGGCCACGTCGCTGGGCGCCGGTACAGCAATTATCGTGGCGGGCCTGACAGCTATTATTACCGGCATAGCCGCCGTGATTCCTGCGGTTGCCGAAAAGCTGGGCGAGGCGGTGATCGCCTTCTGCAAGGTTATCACAGAGGGAGCGCCGGCAATCGGAGAGGCAGTGAAAACCCTTGTACTGACCTGGGTTGACGTTATGGTGGAGTGCGTCCCGGCGCTGGCCGAGGGCGCGCTGGAGCTCCTTGCAGGCGTACTGTCGGCGCTGGTTGCTTATACCCCGCAGATCGTAGATTCCCTGATGCAGTTCCTGATTGAGGTGCTTGAGGGGATTGCGCGCAACCTGCCAGCGCTGATTCAGGCGGCAGTAGATGTCCTGATGGCGTTTTTCTCCGGGGTTATTGACGCTCTGTCCGGTATCGACACCGGCGTTTTGCTGAAGGGGATTGCGGGTATTGGGCTGTTGTCTGCGATTATGCTGGCGTTGGGGGCGACGGCCGCGCTGGTCCCTGGGGCCATGGCCGGCGTACTTGGAATGGGCGCAGTCATTACAGAGCTGGCCCTTGTGTTGGCCGCAATCGGTGGGCTGGCGCAGATTCCCGGCCTCTCCTGGCTTATCAGCGAGGGCGGAACGCTCCTTGAAGGGGTTGGAACAGCCATTGGATCCTTTGTCGGCGGCATCGTTGGCGGATTTATGAGCGGCGTATCCAGCCAATTCCCGCAGATCGGGGCGGATCTATCCGCTTTCATGACTAACCTTCAGCCATTTATTGAGGGGGCCGGAAGCATTACGCCCGATATGCTCTCTGGGGTGAAAGCCCTGACGGAAGTAATTCTGCTGCTTACCGCCGCTGATATTTTGGACGGGCTGACCTCGTGGCTCACAGGGGGAAGCTCTCTGGCCGACTTTGCAGACCAGCTGGTACCTTTTGGCGAGGCCATGAGCAGATTCTCTGAATCGGTGGCAGGGATGGACGCAGATCTGGTCTCCAAAGCCGCGATTGCCGGTAAGACCTTCGCGGAGATGGCGGCAACCCTCCCCAACAGTGGCGGTGTGGTGAGCTTCTTTGCCGGGGACAACGACATGAAGACCTTTGGCAATCAGCTGGGCGCTTTTGGCGACGCTATGGTAAATTTCGCAGATAAGGTCAAGGGATTGGACTCCGACACGGTGGTTAATGCGGCGACTGCCGGTAAAGCAATGGCGGAGATGGCGGCGACCCTCCCCAACAGCGGCGGAGTGGTAGGGTTCTTTGCCGGTGAGAATGACATGGCGGCCTTTGGTCAGCAGCTGACTGCCTTTGGAGTGGCAATCAAAAATTACTCCCTGACGGTCAAAGGCCTGGACGGGGACGCGGTGGCAAATTCAGCGGCGGCCGGAAAGGCCATGGTGGAGCTGGCAAATACGCTGCCGAACTGCGGCGGCGTTGTGGGCTTCTTTGCGGGAGAAAATAACCTGGACACATTCGGCACTCAGCTTCTCAGCTTTGGAACGTCTATCAAAGGATATTCTCAGGCGGTCAAAGGGTTGGACGCCGACACAGTGATGAATTCCGCTTCCGCTGGCAAAGCGCTTGTTGAGCTGGCAAATACGCTGCCGAACTGCGGCGGTCTGGTCAGCTTTTTTACTGGGGAAAACAGCATCGCCGCGTTTGGAGAGGACCTTGTTCTGTTCGGCGGCGGCTTGGCCGCTTATGCCAGCGCTATCAGAAATGTAAAACCCGACGCCGTAACCGCTTCGGCCAATGCCGCCGGCGCACTGTCTAATCTGGCGGCTGGACTTCCTGACAGCAGCCTCTTTGATCAATGGTTTGGCGGGGACCAGACTCTGGCCTCTTTCGGCGACGACATTGCTGTGTTTGGCGAGGACATGGGTTATTACTACGCCCAGATTTCCGGGGCCGACCCGGCAAAGCTTTCCGCCGTAATTACTCAGGTTTGGGCATTGGTGGATCTGGCCAAAGGCGTGAAAGACATTGATAGAAAAGCCTTTTCAAATTTCGGGAAATCTTTGAGGGAACTGGCGGATGTCGGGATTACCGGCTTTACCGATGCGTTCTGCCACTGTGACGAGAGCGTTGACAATGCGGTTGCCGGTATGCTGGATATGGTTGGAGCTTCCATATCCAGTAATAAAGCGGTCATTGCTCCGGCGATGGAAGAGGTTATGGGCTTTCTGGCGGAGACAATGAATGAGACGGCCGGCATTGTGAATACGGCAGCCGCACAAATAATGACTGGTTTCAGCGCAGCCATCCAAGATGACGGAAGGGCGGCCGAGTCCGCCGTGTCAACTGTCCTGACAGACATGGTAAAGACGCTCAATGGCGGGAAAGATTCGTTTGTCGATGCAGGCAAAAACGTATCCCAGGGGTTTATTAACGGCATTAACTCTAAGCTGATTGGCGCGTCTGCCGCAGGCCGCAGGCTGGGGCTGGCGGCCCTAAACGCAGCAAAGCAGGCGCTAGACAGCCATTCGCCTTCCCGTGAGTTTATTCACCTGGGAGAAAACATTGGCGAGGGCCTTGCCATCGGTGTTAACAATAGTATCGTTCCCGCAGCTTCCGCTACATCCGATATGATCGGTCAGGTCATCAAGGTCAGCCGCAAGGGCATCAAGGCGTTTAAGGAGTGGGCGGAGGAGAAGAAGTATTACGGCGAACTCAGTTTGAAGGATGAACTGGCCGGATGGGAAAATCTTCAATCCAAATACAAGGCCGGAAGTAAAGAACGCAAAGAAATCGACCGCGAAGTTTACCGGCTTCAAAATGAACTGGTTTCCTCCACTTACCAGAACTCTGTGGACTGGATTGAAGAGGAGAAATACTACAACCGCCTCAGTCTGGAGGAGGAGCTTGCCGCGTGGGAGCGCGTACAGGGGCGCTACATGGAGGGAACCGAGGAGCGCAAGAAGGCGGATCGGGAAGTATTCCGTCTTCGCAACGAGCTTGCCAGCGAGTCTTATCAGAAATCGCTGGACTGGATTGAAGAGGAGAAATACTACAACCGTCTCAGTCTGGAGGAGGAGCTTGCCGCGTGGGAGCGCGTACAGGGGCGCTACATGGAGGGAACCGAGGAGCGCAAGAAGGCGGATCGGGAAGTATTCCGTCTTCGTAACGAGCTTGCTGACGAATCCTATCAGAAATCACTGGATTGGATTGAGGAGGAGAAATACTACAACCGGCTTAGTCTTGCAGATGAGCTTGCCGCATGGAAGCGCGTACAAAGCCGCTGCGAGAAAGGAAGCGAGGCGAGGAAAAAAGCGGACCGGGAGGTATTTCGGTTAGAAAAAGACATCAGCGAGGCCCAACAGCAATACACCCGGGATATTCAGTCCGTTCAGGAGGAGAGCTGGCAGAAGCGGTTGGAACTGGAGCGGGACTATGCCAATCAGGTAAAGTCTATCAATGAGAAACTTGCCCAGGACATCAAAGCTCTGAATGACCAGTATGAAAGCGCCTTGAAATCCCGTGAAGATAGTCTTTACCGGTCTTATGGGCTCTTTGACAAGGTCAAGGAGCGGGAAGAAGTCAGCGGGGAGACATTGATGAAGAACCTGGAGGGTCAGGTCAAGGAATTTGGCGAGTGGCAGGATATTTTGGATAAGCTGTCCGCCAGGGGGCTTGACGCCGCGCTGATTGAGGAGCTTCAGCAGATGGGCCCGGATGCCATCTCGCAAATCAAGGCCTTGAACGCCATGAGCGATTCCGAGCTGGAGAAGTATGCGTCCTTGTGGTCGGTCAAGCACGGCCAGGCCCGGGAGCAGGCAGTGGAGGAATTGAAGGATCTTCGGGTTGAAACCCAGAATGGCATTGCGCAGCTCCAGATTGAGGCAGATAAGGAGCTGGAAGAGTACCGATCCATATGGCAGTCGAAGATGGCGCAGGTCACCGAAGAGACCAACGCCGAGTTGGAGCAGCTTCAAAAAGACTTCGGCGAAAAAGTCGGCCTTATCAAGACGGACACACAGGCTGAGCTGGCAGAGATGTCCGAGACCTCTCAGAAAATCCTTACAGAAGCCGGATGGGATGAGACGGGCCAGCGGATTGTAACTGAACTTACCACAGGCGTAACGTCCCAACGCCCCAGCTTTATTAACGAACTGACCAATATGGCGCTTGCAGGCGTTGCTGCGGTCAATGAGACGTTGGGGATCGGAGCGTCTTCCGGTGCATTTTCCGAACTGGGCAATGACGCAGGCCGCAATTTTATAGAAGGGCTGCATTATTATACAGACCAGTCCTATGACGCTGGAGCGGATATGGCTGAGTCTGCTAAGTCCGGCTTTTCCAATGCGCTCCAAATGGTCGCGGGCCTCGTCGATGACGGCGTTGACATGGAACCGACCATCCGGCCAGTGCTGGATCTGTCTGATGTATCAAGACAGGCGGATGAACTCAACGCTTTGTTTCATTCACAGCACACTGCCGCGCTGGCTGGTCAGGCGAGCATGACACTTCGCGCCTCTGCGGAAAAAAACGCGTCGAGCGACGCCGCAAATAACGAAAATGTTGTGCGGGAGCTGCGGTCTCTTCGCGGCGACATGTCTGCAATGCTTACGCGTATGGAAGGGATGCGGATTGTGCTAAGTACCGGTGCTCTCGTAGGAGAACTTGCGGAGCCCATGGATGCCGCGCTGGGACAGAGAGCAGCTTATAAGGGAAGGGGGATTTAGCTTGTACCATTCTATTACATTCGGCGAGAAAAACACCTGGGATGACTGGCGGCTGGTCCCCGCTTCCCGGCCTGTGTTCAATCCGCCGGCACAAAAAGTGAAGACACTGGAAATCCCCGGTGGGGACGGCGTCATTGATCTGTCGCAGGCCCTCACCGGGTATCCGGTGTATCAGAACCGGACGGGCTCGCTTGAGTTTATCGTTATGAACGACTTCAAGCCTTGGCACACGGCCTACTCTGACATCATGGATTATCTGCATGGGCAGAGGCTGCGGGCAGTGTTGGAGGACGACCCAGAGTATTTTTATGAAGGGCGTTTTACGGTCAACGCCTGGAAGTCGGAAAAGGACTGGTCCCGCATTGTGATTGACTACGATGTAGGGCCGTACAAATGGTCCGCATTGTCGTCCGTTGACGATTGGCTTTGGGATCCGTTCAATTTTCAAAATGGCGTCATTCGGACCACGCTGTTCAAGAACCTCTCAGTTACAACCACAGTGGAGTACCGGAAATTAGATGTAGTACTGCTGGGCAGGGCGCCGGTCTGTCCCAGATTTATTGTAGCCAGCACACAGAGACGGGGCGTATATATTCGCTTTGTCAACCCGCAGCTGGGGCTGGACATGACCAAGCTGCTTCCCGATGGTACAGTCCAAATTCCGGAGTTTGTGTTCTTTGGAGGTAAGGGAGCCGCCGTCTATCTTTGGTGTGACTATGGCACAGGGACTGTATCCATTGATTTCAGACAAGGGAGGCTGTGACAAGTGTATTCCATTTATGCCGGCGGCGTCTGTATCTACAGCGGCGCCTTTGCCCTCGATAGCATGAAAGTGATAAGCCCAAAGCTGACGTTAGAGGACAACGGCGCGGGCTCCTTGACCATGACGCTGCCGCCGCAGAACATCGCTTATAACACCATTGTCCGGATGGTCACTGATATTTCCGTAGAAAAGGACGGGGAAGAGATTTGGGCCGGGCGGGTTCTCTCGGAAAGCGAGGACTTCTACCGCAACCGGGTACTCTGCTGCGAGGGGGAGCTTGCATACTTCAACGACAGCACCCAACCCCCGGCGGAGTATTCCGGCTTGACGGTGCGGGGCTATCTGGAGCGGCTGATTGCCGTACACAACTCCAAAGCTGCCGCCAACCGGCAGTTCGCCATTGGCGCTGTGACGGTAGTGGACGACAGCTTTCCTACCTACTACACCAACTATGAGAACACCATGTCTATTATCAATGCCTTAGTAGAGCGGTACGGAGGGCACATCCGGGTGCGCAAGGTGGATGGGGTGCGATATGTGGACTATTTGAAGGAGTACCCAGACACGTGCAGCCAGGCCATCCAGTTTGGCGTCAACCTAATTGCGTTCACCAAGCGGTGGGATGCTGCGGAGTTTGCCACAGTTATTGTACCCCTTGGCCGCCGTTTGGAAAACAGTCCCATCGAGGCGCTGGACGCCTATCTGACGGTGGAGAATGTAAATCAGGGGAGTATGTACGTCCAGTCCAGCGAGGCTGTGGCTGTCTACGGCTGGATTGAGAAAACAGTTACCTGGGACGATGTGTCTGACCCCGCCGTTCTGCTGGAGAAAGCGAAAGCCTATCTGGCCGACGTTCAGTTCAACAACATGGAACTGGAGTTAAGCGCCCTGGATCTACACTACCTGTATGCTGACGTTGAGGCAGTGAAGCTCTTGGATGAAATTCGGGTTATCTCTCGGCCGCATGGTCTGGATCGGCTGTTCCCTGTGACCAGGCTGGAAATTCCGCTGGACAGCCCGGAGCAGACCCAATTTAAACTGGGCGATAGTGTGAAAAAGAGCCTCACCAGTGCGAACAACCAAATGAGCGCGGCCATTTTACAGAAGATTGAGGGGCTTCCGAAAGCCCACTCGATTCTCAAGGAGGCCAAGGAAAACGCCACTCATATCATGAACATGGCCACTACCGGCTACATTACCATCACTAAGGACCAGTACGGCTCAGACACGCTTTATATTTCCAACGTCCGGGACTATACCAAGGCCAGCAAGCTGTGGAAGTGGAACATGAACGGTCTGGGCTACTCCAATGATGGCGGAAAAACCTTTGGTCTGGCCATCACCATGGACGGATCCATTGTGGCTGACTATATCACCACTGGCGTGCTCAATGCCGACGTGATTCGGGCCGGAACGCTGCGGGATTACAGTGGGAACTTCATACTCGATATGGCCACCGGCAAGCTAACCATAAAAAAGGGTTCCATCGACATTGGGAATGGCAATTTCACTGTGGACGAGGAGGGCAACCTGTATGCGCGGCGGGGCACCTTTGCAGGTACACTGGCTGGGGCAAAGGGGACCTTTGGCGGTCAGCTTGTGGCGGCCAGCGGAGATTTCAAAGGGGTGGTACAGGCTTCCGACTTCCTGGACCGAGCCGGAAACAGTATGATGACCGGCAGTAAGTTTTCTTCTGGATATCTGGACTTGTATGGATTGGCGGTTACCAACAAAAACACCGGCGAGATCACGTTTGCGGTGAGCTCCACCGGAGTTGTCACCATCAACGGAAGGGTCACAATGGGCGCAGGCAGCACCATCAACTGGGCGGCGGTCGACAATAAAAATCTGGCCTACAACCCTGCGTATTCTCTGGCCTCAGATGCCTGCGACACCGCTGACGCGGCATATACCAAGGCAAATCGGGCCTATGAGCTGGCAAACTCGGTTGAACTGCCAAGCTACATTCAGTCCACCTATATCGACGCCACCACCATCAAGTCACCAGTCATTGAGGGCGGTGAGTTCTATGGCGGGAGATTTAATGTCATCGCCGGACGCAGCAACGGGAGCTTTAACCTATACGGCTCTTACGGCGACAGCCGTTATCATATGTTTACCATCGAATACTTCGAAAGCACGGCGCCCTATATCAATATTTATAGTCCTTGCGGAGGATTTATTACGATTGGCAGTCGAAAAGGTGTTGTCTATTTTAGCGGGACCGTCGATTTCAGCGGGGCAACGGTCAGAGGTCTCAGCATAGGAGGGGCAACAGGAGGAGGACAGGAGGATAAGTCATGAAGCAAAAGCTGAAAAATGCGCAGATGGCGGAACGGGTGAATCAACTCCGGCCGATTTTGTCTCACCGGGACAAGATTGGATATGTGGCCGCCCGTAATTTCCGGATTCTCTCCGAATGTCTCACCGAATATGAGGCGTTCCGAGACAGCCTCATTGAGAAGTACGGCGAGGAGACCAAGGACGAACAGGGGCGGCCCATCATCGGCGTCAAAATCGACTCCCCAAATTTCAAGGTATTTTGCGACGAAATGGCTCCATTCAACGAGATGGAGCACGAGGTGGAGCTTATGACAGCCAAGTACACCGATACCATCGGCTGTCTCACCGGGGAGGAAATTCTGGGGATTGAGTGGATGCTGGAAGATTAGAGGTGATTTCGTTGGCTACTATCAGTACATTCCTGCAAAAAATTCTGGACGCTGTCTATGGCGAAGAGGTGCGGGGCTCTATTCACGACGCCTTGGCGGCTATGAATGTGGAGTCGTCCAGCGCTATGGAATTTGCCGCCACAGCCAAGGACTCAGCCAAAGCTTCCGCTGACGCCGCCGGGGCGTCGGCGTCCACCGCTGCCCAAAGGGCCGATGAGGCGGTGGCTTCCGCGGGGGCGGCTCAAGTATCGGAAACCGAGGCGAAGAAGGCGGAAAACGCTGCTTTAGCGGCGAAAGCGGACGCCGAGCTTGCCAGAAAGGATGCCGAAGGGGCAAAATCAGCAGCCCAGACGGCGAAGAGTGATGCCGAATCTTCCGCAGATGCCGCCGCGGCAAGCGCCCTCTCCGCCCGGCAATACAGCGGCAAGCCTCCGAAGCCCCAGGATGGGACTTGGTGGGTTTGGGATGCCGAGCAGGAGAAATACATCAACAGCGGCATTGGGTGCGAACTAGTGGGTCCCGCAGGGAACGGTATCCACAAGATTCAGCTCACTAAGGGCGATCATACCCCCGGCACTACGGATATTTATACCTTGACTATGACGGATGGGACGGTTTACAGCATTCCCATCCATAACGGTCGGAACGGGACAGGTGCTGGCGATGTACTAGGCACTGCCTTTAACTTGGTCCTGCCGGCGGCAGGGTGGGTCAATGGGGAACTCACTGTGGCCGACAGCCGTTTGCTGGCCTTGGCGGCTTACAAGTATTTCCTCAGTGCGGATGAAGCCAGCAGCGAGGAGTACCTTGTGTGCAATGTGCGGCCCAAAGATATCTCAACAACCGGCTTTATCACGTTCAAGAATAACGCAGATCCAACAGAGGATCTGACGGTGAATGTGATTCGACTGGAGCTTTCGGCTAACGGCGAGGAGGTATGAGGCTTGACAATCAAAATCGAGGGGGCGTCTATCAGATTGGTCAGGGACGCCAGCTTGGTGCAGAACGCCAATACTCCTTACGATGTGGAATTTATATTTAATGAGGAGTGGGCGGGATTTGCCAAGACTGCGCGGTTTGAGGCCGGTGGTGTCAGCGCTGCCGTTGCTTTGACCGATAACCGATGCGCCGTCCCTGCTGAGTGTTTGAATGAGGGTGGGGTATGGCTCCGAGTTGCCATAGTGGGAGTGAAAGAAAACCAGCGCATTTCTACCGGCTGGTGCGTAACCGGAATGATTCTGCACAAGACGAGCCTTGATTTGGGCCAAAGTGTCAGCTTGAAGAATCCGCAAATCAGCTTCTATGTCACTTTGCCGGCCGCAAACTGGAGCAACAGGACTCAAACAGTTAAACATGAGTACTTCTTGGCAAATAATAACCATTGGTATGTCGTCTGCGGCGACACAGGCGTTAAGGCAGACAATGTCACAACAAATGGTGAGATTACGTTCCACTGTGAAATGTTGCCGGAGAAGGATCTTACCGTAAATATTCTTCGATTGGAGGCCGAGACATGAGTAACCCCAGTGAAATTGGAAAGGTGTTTAATCTGACTAAGGGCGATTCTGTAATCAGATTTAATGGCAGACAAGGGGCCGTAATACCTCAAGCAGGAGACTACACACCTGACATGGTCGGAGCTGCCGCGGCTGACCATACCCACGATGAGTTTTCAGCCAAGCAGGACAAGCTCTCCGGGATAGCCGGCCAGGCGGTGGGCTTCGACGCCTCTGGAGCCGCTGCGGCGGTGCCTGGCTGGAGCAACCCTAACATTTTAGACAACTGGTATTTTGCAGACCCCATAGACCAGCGGCAGGGGTACATGATCCCCAAAGGTGCAGTAATATACAGGGACTCAGGATTTACAGAGCTGATTGGCCCAGCCGCTGCT